AAATTAGGTATTGAATTTAACGCGGCAGCACTTGAGTCGAAAGGTTTTGCAGGAGTTTTAGAAGATATTGCAAAATCAAACGCAACTACTGACCAATTAGCAAAACTCTTTGGAAGTGTAGAAGCTATGAAAGCTGTATTTCCTTTGATAAATGATGATCTTGTAAAATTTAACGAAAATCTATTAAATCAAACTAACGCCTCTGGTGTTGCTTTGGACGCGACAAATGAATTTCAAAGCACGTTATCACAACAGTTCAGCAATCTCGTAAACCAAATCGGTAATTTGGTCAGGATTTTGGACAAAGCACTTGGCCCGGCGTTAAAAGACATTTTAGGGACGGTTTCAGACATAGTTACGAAATTTTCAGAGGCCATTGCACTTATGCAAGACCTCAATATGGGGGAAGGAGCTAGGCAACTAGCTTTGGGTGGTACACAAATGACTTTCGGTATGGAGTCAGCAGCCTTAGACAGATTTGAAAATGCTTTAACAACATTTAGCCCAGAAGGAGTTAACGATATAAGTCAACTTGAAAGAATGAACAAGTTGGTACAAAGAATACAAAATCAAACAACACGAGCCAGACCCGGCGGGCCAAATACAGAACAGGCAGAAAACATACAAGGGCTTGCAATGGATTTGATTACAAGAATCCAACTAAAAATGGAAGAACTTAAGGCAGAGGAAGGTATAACAGCAGAAGTTACAAAACAAGTAGACCCAACAAAAGAAAGACTTTCATTAATTGAACAAATATTAAGCGAAAGCGGTAAGGAATACGATCAGGTCGCAGAGTTAACACAGCTTTATACAGATATGTCAATGGCAATAAGAAATGGATTGGTTAATGCAATCGAAGGTGCAATAAATGGCACTAGAACGCTTGGAGAAGTCGCTTCAGCGGTCTTTGGACAAATACAGAGGTCTTTGATTCAATATGGCGTTAATGCTTTCCTCGGGAGCTTAGGCGGTGGTATTGGGGAGTTCTTTAGTTTAAGCGGTCGTAACTCTATCGGTGGTGCAGCTTTAAAAGGTTCTAGTTATTTGGTAGGAGAAAGAGGCCCCGAGATTTTTACACCAAGTTCTAGCGGTATGATTAGCCCGAATATCGGAGGTGGTACAAATATCGTTGTTAACGTAGATGCAAGCGGGTCAAACGTCCAAGGAGACGACCAAAGGGCGGGTGACTTTGGCAGGGTTCTAGCATCTGCTATACAATCAGAACTAATTAGACAACAAAGGCCCGGAGGTTTATTAGCATAATGGCTACTTTCCCCTCGATCAATCCTCAATATGGGGTTGTCAAACGTAGTTCCCCAGTAAAAAAAGTTATAGAGTTTGCTGACGGTTACGAGCATAGAATTACATTTGGCCTTGCAGCCCATAAAAACCCCAAAATTTATACACTTACATTTGAAGTCAGCGAAACGGACGCAGATACAATAGAAACTTTTTTGGACGCTAGGGCAGATGATAACGCTAGTTTTGATTTCACAGCACCGGGAGAATCATCAAGCCAGAAATTTGTTTGTGATAGTTGGTCAAAAACTATCACTTACTTAAACAGGGCAAGGATTAATACTACATTTCGGGAGGTGTTTGAGCCTTGAGTACAGCGGGTATTATTAGCGATTTACAGAACGTCAATCCTAGTGCTGTAATTGAGCTTTTCACAATCACAACCGATGCAACGCTACATGGTTCCGCAACAACCTATAGATTTCACGCTGGTTCTAACCTTAATGCAAATGGAAAAATTGTCTGGGCTGGCAATGAGTATTTAAGGTTTCCAGTTGAAGCGGAGGGCTTTGCATATAAGCGTGGCCAGATTCCACGCCCTACCGTCACAATCAGTAATGCTTTGGGAACTATTACAGCAATACTTTTAAACGTAAATGGTACAACTGTTGGTAATGATTTGACCGGGGCAACTTTTACCAGAATCAGAACACAGGCAAAATTTTTAGACGCTGTTAACTTTGAACCGACAACAACCACAACCACAACCACAACTACGATTGCTGACCCCGCAGACGCAGAAACAGTAACCTATACGGTAACGGTTCATAACCCCGGAAGCGGTAATATTTTTAGGATAAATGGTGCTAATAATCCAGTTATTACGATGAAAAGAGGTTCTACTTATATTTTCGATCAATCAGATAGTTCTAACAGCGGACACCCTCTAGCAATAAAATCTGATGCTGGCGGAGCGCAAACAACAACAGTTTCTGGAACCGCTGGTAACTCAGGTGCTACCGTTACATATCAGCCCGCATATCCCTCTGCCCCAAGTGATTTAAGATACTATTGTACCGTTCACGGCAACGGTATGGGTAATACGATCACAATGAATAATCCTAATACTACAACTTCAACAACAACTACCTCTACAACTACTCAAGTTAATCCACTAGGTACACCAGACCCAACGGCAGAATATCCAAGAGAAATATTTCAGATTGATAGAAAAGCATCAGAAAACAGAGAAGTTGTTAGCTTTGAATTAGCTGCGCCAAGTGATATGGCTGGCGTTAGAGCGCCAAAAAGACAATGCACTCGTGCTGAGTTTCCCTCAATCGGTTTGGTAACTGGATAATGGATTGGAAAATTGCGGCATTAGAACACGCAAAGGAGCAAGACCCAAAAGAAAGTGTAGGTCTGTTGATTATAAAAAAAGGGAAAAAAACGTATTTTCCATGCGGAAATTTATCAATGACGCAACAACAATGTTTTATTTTAGACCCGGTTGACTATGTAAAGGCCGATAATGCGGGAGAAATCGTTGCGATAGTACATTCACACCCAAGTACACCCCCAGCCCCCAGCGAGGCCGATAAGATCAGTTGTGAAGATAGTGGTATTCCTTGGCATATTGTTAATCCAAAAACAGAAAAATGGGGATATTGTGAGCCTACAGGTTACAAACCGCCTTTGATTGGCCGTCCTTGGTGTTGGGGCGTTACAGATTGTTGGAGCCTTGTGAGAGATTGGTATAAAGAAGAAAAAAATATTGAGCTTAGAGATTGGGAAAGACCTGTTACCCCAGAAGAGTTTTTACAAAATCCAATGTTTGAAAGTTGCGCTTGGCGTACAGGTTTTAGAGAACTTAGGCGCGATGAAAATTTAGAGAAAGGAGATTTGTTGTTTATGTCGATCTTGCACCCCGGATTAAATCATGTTGCAATCTTTTTAGGTGGAGAAGTTTTACACCATTTGGCCGATAGGCTGAGTTCAAGAGAGCCATATTCTGAATGGCTGCTAAAATGTACAGGTAAAAGGCTACGTTATGTTAAAGAAAATTAAATTTTATGGGCCTTTAAAAGATTTTCTAGGCTACGAAGAGTTAGAAGCACACGTTAACAGCGTAGGCCAAACTATGAGATTTTTAATAACAAACTTTCCACAGCTAGAAAAACACATGGCCGACAATACATATAAGGTTTTAATTAACCAAGATCAA